ACGGTAGATGGGATTCCGGACAATCGTCACGGAAAGTAGCAGCAAGGCAAACACGGACAATTGTCACGTGTCAAGAAACACTATCTGAAAGAGTACTGAAACGGTTCGAGAATGCGGCTTGCAAGTTCTTGGTGTGGTTATTAGTTAGCGCCAGTGAGGAGATACCCCGTGCCGGTGCCTTCAACTTTGATGGTGAAGTAGAGATTGCCTGCAAAGAGTTCTTCATCGTCGACGTCGCCGTCTTGAATGCGCCAGATGCGGAATTCGGGGATGAGCTGCCTTTCTTTGAGATCATTGAGGTCGAGTATGAAACCTTCAAGTGGGAACTCGATAGAACGGAAGGCAGGGGATTGTCTGTCGCCGACGACTGTACGAAGGTTGGCTTGTGAAGTGGCGCCGTCAGTCGTCCCCAGCGTTGCCGCGTCTTTGGGAACGAGACCGAAGCGGACGGCACCTTCGGCAGGCATGATGAACTCAAACCAGATGCGGGCAATTGCCACGCGCTTGAAGAGGACACGGAGGCAGGAGACTTCTGGTCGGTCGATGAATCTGAGCGACTTGTGGATAGTAGTGCCGTGGGAAGGCATGCTGATGGGGATGCAGATGGCTGAGGATTCGGATGACATGATTTTGAAATTGAGCCCTTAAGCTCATCACCCAAGCCACGCAAAACATACATGACGTGGGTCTTGCTGATCAGTACGCAGCGCTCAGTGACGATCGTCGCGGCAAAATTGTCAACGAGGCGGAAAGGAACATCGAAGCGCGCAAACAAGTCAGCAAGGCCGCTCTGGTCCTGATTCCTAAACAGCCGGTAGGGCAAACCTAAGGCGCGCGCAACGCTGCCGGCGCAATCGACGGGATTGTGGAAAACTCGGCGCGGATTCTGCGGGTGCAGGCACGTATCTTTGAAAAACCTCTCATCACGCAATGCCGACAGGACTCTGATGGATACGTCCACTGCCTCAGCGTCAAAACCCGTGTACATTAATTGCAGGGCCGGCGACAGGATGCGAGTGTCTTCGCCTGTGAGAGTCGTTTGTCTGGACATGTACGACATGTACAACTCAGTGATTGGCACGGTAGGGTCGTCCAGTCTCGCAAAGTGTCGGCAAAGAACGCGAACCGGATCGGCAACGAAATGGTCACGAAGCCAAAAACGTCCTGCATGATAGGCGACAGCACCATCAACGCGCTTGATGATAACATGATTAGAGCAAGGCAGCGGGTCAGTATGTGGGGAAAGGACGCCCGAGACCAGAAAATCATCACCCTTCTGAATTGATACGCCGCTCCGAAGAATGCCATGGTCATATCTCGCAGCAATGGTACATTGCATCATGAAGCAATTGGCCAGCAATGTGAAAGGATCCCCGCTAGGCAGACACCAGCTAATTGACGCAGAAAACAGCCCGGGTTCGAGGCTGCGGACAGCATAATGACGTCGAACCAAGACGTACATGTCGACCAAATGCTGTGGGACGCCAAGTTGCTCCAGGAACCACGCAAAAGCAAGAACGAAAGCAGCACTATGCGATGAATCCTGGCGGCTGATATCCAATTGCGTATTCACGGTGAAGTCGGCGCCAAGGCGGTTAATTAACGACGCCAATTCCTCATCAGAACGCCCGACATCGATGATGGCCCCGGGGTGCAACATTCTCGACACGTTGGCATAGCAG